CGCGCCCGCTCCAGTAGCGGTAACCCCGCCGCCCGAGCCTGTTGTTGCTCCGCCCCCTCCTGCCCCAGTAGCGCCAACGCCCGATTACGCGGCGATGCAAAATGACGCACGGGAAACAATGGATAACCTCAGCAGGTCTTCGCTGGGGAGCTTTTTGGGGATGACCCCACGAGCACCTGCGCCCGCGCCTGCACCCGCTCCTGCGCCAGTGGTTGCCGCTCCGCCACCGCCACCCCCTGCCGCCGCCCCCGTGGTGGACAGCGAAGGTATTGGATCATTGGTTGCGCCCCCTGAGCGAGCAGAACCGCCGATTGCTGTGGCTCCTCCGCCGCCACCTGCACCTGTAGCGGTTGTCCCACCGCCTGAGCCTGTGGTGGCACCGCCGCCACCTGCGCCTGTAGCGCCTGTGCCTGCGCCAGTGGTTGTCGCTCCGCCACCGCCACCCCCTGCCCCCGTGGTGGACAGTGAGGGTATTGGGTCGTTGATTGCGCCGCCTGAGCGGGCAGAACCGCCGATTGCTATGGCTCCGCCCCCGCCACCTCCTGCGCCTACGCCTGTAGCGCCCCCACCGCCTCCTGTGGTCGCGCCTACGCCTGTAGCGCCCCCGCCTGAGCCTGTGCTGATGCCTGCCCCCACGCCTGTGCGTGCTGAGCCTGTGCCAGCGCGTGCGCCCAGCGAGCGATTTGATGAGCCGCCAGCGGAAGCCTTGGGGCTTCCTGCGGTTCAGCGCGTAGCCCAGCCTGCCCCTGTAGTGGTGACGCCGCAGAATGTCACTCAACCTACGGGACAAACAGCTACCGAACAGCTAAACATGATGGCTAACGCGGACCTTGCGCGGAACCTAGAGCCGATTACAGAAGGCGTGGGCAGTTTGGTAGCCACTGCCCCTGCTATACAGGAGATGGTGCTCCCAGCGGCTCCTCCTGCGGCCCCTGCGGTGGTGCCGCAAGCAACCGTAGGAGCAGGGGGTATACCCCAGCTAGACCTACAACAACTTCAACTGTTGACTAGCAGGCTACCGTTTAATTTGTTTAGCGGAATAAGATGAGGTCACTGCATGCTACAAGCACTCATAGGACCAGTTACGGGGTTGCTGGATAAATTTATCCCCGATGCGGCGGAGAAAGCCCGTTTAGCCCACGAAATTGCAACCATGGCCGAGAAGCAAGCACACGAGCTTGCATTGGCCCAGATTGAGGTAAACAAGGCGGAAGCCGCGAGCTCCTCGGTGTTTAAGGGTGGCTGGCGACCGTTTATCGGTTGGGTTTGTGGTACGGCGTTTGCGTATCACTTTGTGTTGCAACCGCTCTTGGTGTTCATCATTGCCGTGTATGGGTTGCAGGTGCCTGACCTGCCTGATTTTGACATGGCAAGCCTGATGACTGTATTGGGTGGCATGTTAGGGCTTGGTGGCCTCCGCACGTTTGAGAAGGCGAAAGGGGTTGCTAAATGAGTTTCAAGCTCAGCCAGCGTAGCTTGAGTCGACTAGACCGCGTACACCCCGCGCTAGTGGCTGTGGTCAAGCGCGCTATTGAAGTAACCAAGATTGACTTTGGGGTCATACAGGGCGTCCGCACGCTAGAACAGCAAAAAGCTAACGTGGCGGCAGGACGCTCGCAAACGATGAACTCCAAGCACTTGCCGCAAGACGATGGCTATAGCCACGCTGTAGACCTGATGGCTTACGTCAATGGCGAAGGCTGTTGGGAGCTCAATGTCTACGATGAAATAGCAGATGCCATGAAGCAAGCCGCAAAGGAGGAGAACGTCTCCCTCAAGTGGGGTTGTGCGTGGCAGATTAACGATATCCGTCAATGGGATGGCACCATGGAAGATGCCATGAACGCCTACATTGACCTCCGCCGCAGTCAGGGGCGCAGGCCGTTTTTGGATGGCCCACATTTCGAGTTGAGTTAAACTATGAACGACCTTTACTTTTATGAGAATATGCTTAAAAATATCAGGGAACGGAAGAAATCGGTTGAGGAGGCGCTTTGTTTTGGCCCCGTAGCTGATTTCACCGCGTTCAAGGAACTAAGAGCACGACTCTTAGAACTTGCTACAACTGAACAGGATCTTAAAGACCTGCTAAACAAGGTGTCAGACTCAGATGACTAAAACTCTGCTCGTACCAGACTATATCGCTAAACAGCGCGAAAAAGAAGCACAGGCCGAGGCCGCAACAGCCGTAGAAGCCGCCGCAAAAAAGAAAGAAGGTATCCTCGAACAAGCCTACGTTAAGGCAGAGGAACGTTACTTAGACCCCAGTAAGCTCCCCGAAAGTGCAATTGACCGACTGCCCCAACCTACGGGCTGGCGGATTTTGTTGTTGCCGTTTCAGGGCCGTAAGCAAACTGATGGGGGCATTCTCCTGCCTACCGAAACCCGTGAGCGTGAGCAAGTGGGTACGGTCTGCGGTTATGTATTAAGGGTCGGGCCGCTTGCCTACAAAGACCCTGACAAGTTTGGTCAAAATGCCGAGCCTTGGTGTAAACAGGGCGATTGGGTCATTTTTGGCCGATACGCCGGAAGCCGTTTCAAGATCGAGGGTGGGGAAGTCCGGCTCCTCAATGACGATGAGGTTTTGGCCCGCGTCAGTAGCCCAGATGATATCTTGCACCTATAACCCATGGAGATAACCCATGCCTGAAGCAGAAAAGCAGGTCCTTGACGAAGAAGATAACTTCGAAGTTGAGGTAGCCGAAGAAGAGGAACAGGATTCTGGGGGCGAACAGCCCGAAGAACCCCGTGCCAGTGGTGATTCTGACGAGCTCGCAGACTACAGCGAGGGCGTAAAGAAACGTATTAGCAAGCTGACCGCAAAAATGCGGGAGGCAGAGCGCCGTGAGCAGGCCGCGTTGCAGTATGCACAGTCAGTGCAAAAGCAACTTGAGGAAAGTTCGCGACGCACTAGCTCGTTGGACCAGTCTTTTGTCCAAGAGTTTGAAAACCGTGTGACGTTGCAAGACCAACTTTTGCGCCGTGAGCTAAAGGATGCGATTGACCGTGGCGACATTGATCGTCAGGTTGAAGCCCAGAAGCAACTGGCGCAGATCGCTAGCCACAGCGAGCGGTTACAATACGTCAAGCAACAGCAGGCGTTGGCGGCACAGCAACGGCAGATGGCACCGCAACAGGTGCCCCAGCCGCAGGCTCAACCGCAACAGCAACGCCGCCCCGACCCCAAGGCAGAACAGTGGGCAGAACGCAATGAATGGTTTGGCTCAGATGAGGCTATGACTATCACTGCATTTGCAATTCACAAGAATCTTGTGGAAAATGAGGGTTATGACCCTAACGGTGATGATTATTACCAAGAGCTTGACCGCCGCATTCGTGGGGAGTTCCCCCATAAGTTCGGTCAAAAAGGTGGTAATACCAATGGTCGGAGCGGTCCTGCGGTGGCAGGCGCGCAACGTGGCGGGACTCGTGGTGGGAAACAATCCATCAAACTCAGTCCTTCTCAGGTTGCAATCGCTCGGAAACTTGGTATAACTAATGAACAATACGCGAAGCAACTGCTCCGCATGCAACAGAATTCGTGAGGAAGGTCAAAATGACTGATAGAAGCCCACGCACTTCCCAGACAAGGGAAAAAGAAGTCCGCGCTAAACCGTGGCAACCCCCGTCTACACTGGACGCACCGCCCCCTCCGGAGGGATTCATACATCGTTGGATTCGTGAATCTGTCATGGGTTACGACGACCGTAAGAACCTATCCGCTCGCCTACGCGAAGGCTTTGAACTTGTTCGCGCTGATGAGTATCCAGACTTTGAAGTACCGACCGTGCAGGATGGCAAACATGCTGGCGTGATTGGTGTTGGTGGTCTGGTGCTAGCAAGATTCCCGTTAGAAACTCGTGCACAGCGCAACAGCCACTACCGTCAACAGACGCGTGACCAAATGACTGCTGTGGACAATGATCTGATGCGGGAACAACATCCGTCGATGCCGATCAGCAAACCTGAACGGCAATCTCGTGTCACCTTCGGCGGTAAAGCCGGAGACAACTAAAGGATCTGAGCAATGGCAAACGTAGACGCCGCTTTCGGGCTTCGCCCGTACAAGATGCTCGGTGCAGGTGCTAACACCAATGGTGTTGTTTCCTACACGATCCAGACCAGCGCGACGGCGGGGACCTCCAGTGTAATCTATGAAGGTACTCCCGTCATTCCTCTCGCGAATGGTATGATCGATATTGTAGGTAACGCCAACGGTGGAACCGTACCTCTGCTGGGCGCGTTCATCGGTTGTAACTATACCGACCTGAACGGAAAACCAACCTTTGCAAACAAGTGGCCTGGAACCTCGGCTGTAAAGTCGGGTACTGAGGCAACTGCACTGGTAGCCGCACACCCTGATCAGCTCTTCCTGATCAACTGTGATGCTGCCGCCGCAGACGCACTTGTCCACGCAAACGCCAACTTTGCAACGGCTACTTCTGGCGACGCAACGACTGGTAAGTCGTCTGCTGAGCTGGCAGTGTCCACTGCAAACACCACGAACACGCTTAACCTGCGTATCGTTGGGTTCGCGGATATCCCGAACAGCGATGATGCAACGGTGGCTGGTCGTTTGGCGATTGTCCAACTCAACAACCACTTCTATCGTTACGGTGCTAACGGTACGGGTGCTGGTGTATAAGGAGATAGGAAATGGCTATTACTCGCTCCCAGCTCCTTAAAGAACTAGAGCCCGGACTCAACGCTCTGTTCGGTATGGAGTACGATCGGTATGACAATGAGCATGCCGAAATCTTTGAAACCGAAACTTCAGATCGCGCATTTGAAGAAGAGGTGATGCTGGCAGGCTTCGGCCAAGCCCCTGTTAAGGGTGAAGGCGCGGCAGTTTCTTACGATTCTGCTAACGAGGCGTACACTGCTCGCTATACGCACGAGACTATTGCTCTGGCGTTCGCGATCACCGAGGAAGCCGTTGAGGATAACCTCTACGACCGCCTCAGCTCGCGTTACACCCGTGCACTGGCTCGCTCGATGGCGAACACCAAGCAGGTCAAGGCGGCGGCTGTGCTGAACAATGCGTTCGACAGCAACTTCCCGATCGGCGACGGTAAAGAGCTCTGCGCTACCGACCACCCCACTGTGGGCGGCGGTAACTTCCGCAACGAGCTCAGCACTCCAGCAGACCTCAATGAAACGTCCTTGGAGCAAGCGTTGATTGACATCGCGGCCTTCATCGACGAGCGCGGTCTGAAAATCGCTCTGCAAGGTCGTAAGCTCATCATCCCGCCCCAGCTTCAGTTTGTTGCTGAGCGCCTGATGGCTTCCAACCTGCGTCCGTCCACTGCGGATAACGATATCAACGCTCTCCGCAACATGGGTATGCTTCCTGACGGTTATGTGGTCAACCACTTCCTGACCGATCCGGATGCGTTCTTCATCAAGACTGACGCACCCAACGGCTTTAAGCACTTTGTGCGTAGCCCCATCAAGACGTCTATGGAAGGCGATTTTGAGACGGGCAACGTGCGCTACAAAGCCCGCGAGCGTTATAGCTTCGGCGTGTCCGATCCTCGTTGCGTGTTCGGTTCTCCGGGCGCTTAATAGGATTGTTTCACGTGAAACGATGCTAATGAGAAGGGAGGCTTGTGCCTCCCTTCTTTTTTGATTATAGTTCTATCAGGGCGTAACATTTAGCCACGCAGACAGGTAGTCGCCCACCTGACATTGCACGGACTGCGCGGCAAAACCTTGTGCAAGGGGTACAATATGGCATCGACTACTTTTTCAGGTCCGGTAACTTCCACCAACGGCTTTGTTACTGGTTCTGGCGCGCTCGTTTCGGCAACTGCCGCAACTCTCTCCGCAACTTCTGCTGACCACTCTGGCCGCACTGTCCTGTTGGACCGCGCCGCTGGTATTGCGGTCACCCTGCCTGCCGCAACGGGCTCGGGTAACAGCTACAAGTTTTTCGTGGCAACCACTATCACCAGCAACAGCACTACCATCAAAGTAGCTGACGCTACGGACATCATGGCGGGTGTGGCGATTGTGGCTAACGACTCGGACGCTTCTGCTTCTATCTTTGAAACTGCCGCCGACAGCGACACCATCACCTTCAACGGTAGCACCACGGGTGGTATCAAAGGTGCAACGGTAGAACTGCAAGATGTCGCCTCAAACCTGTGGTCTGTACGGGTAGTTGGCGCGGCTACGGGCACTGAAGCAACCCCGTTCTCAGCCACCGTTTCTTAACGGAGGGTGAAAAATGGGTCAGCTAAGAAGCAAGCAGAAACCTAAGAAAAAGCCTGCTCCTAAGCCTGCTGTTAAAAAAGAGGCTACTAAAAAGGAGGGCTAATTTATGGCGGACGCAGTCACTAGCCAAACTTTCATCGACGGCCCTAAAACGGTCGTCATGAAGTTTACAAACATCTCCGACGGCACTGGTGAATCTGGTGTAACCAAAGTTGACGTGAGCGCCTTGCAACCGTTGCCCGATGGCACGCCTTGCACGGGGGTCGTTATCGAAAAGATTTGGTGGCAGTGCATTGGCATGAAGGTGCAAATCCTTTGGGATGCTACTGCCGACCAATTTTGTATCGAGCTGGGTGAAAACCAGTCAGGCGACCACGACTACTGCAAGTTTGGTGGCTTGACCAACAATGCTGGAGCGGGGAAAACAGGAGATATCAACTTCACCACGGTAGGCCACACAGGTGGCGATACCTACACGGTGATTTTGTATCTTCGCAAAGAGTATAATTAAGAGGAACTCAGATGGCTCGCGAAATTAGTTCTATCTCCCGCGTTGGAACTTCCGAGCCGTTTGAGCTTCAAGTTGCCCGTGGGCAAATATCATTCCATAAAACCATTTTTAAGTTCGGCTACAACGCTGTTGTTGGAGCCACCAAGGAAACTATTTGGGAACAAGGCGGTTTATACGCTTATCCCGCATCAGCCACAGTAATGACTATATCAAGCAGTTCAACTGACGACACTGCCGCAGGAACTGGTGCAAGAACAGTAGAAATTTTTGGTTTAGACGCCGATTACAACGAAATAAACGAAGTTGTCACCTTAAATGGACAAACGGCTGTTAATACCACAAAATCTTATCTGCGTATAAATCGCGGCATTGTTCGCAGTGCAGGTAGTGGAGGCGCAAACGCGGGCACGCTTTACGCAGGAACAGGTACGGTCACATCTGGGGTTCCAGCTAATATCTACCTGACCATAAATGGGGATGGCGACAACCAAACATTGATGGCTCTTTGGACAGTTCCCGCAGGATATACAGCATTCCTTACAAAAATGTCTTTATCCACAGGAACCTCTACCAACACCAAAGCTCTCTTAAATGCTAGTCTTGTTGCTAGGCCATACGGAGAAGTCTTCCAGATAAAAGAAAGATTTACCCTGACAGATGGCGCACACGAACAGTTTTATACTTACCCGTTAAAGTTCACAGAAAAAACAGACTTGGAAATGAGAGCGTTTTCTTCTTCGGGGACGGTTGACTTCAATGTGTCCGCGTCAATGGAGTTTATTTACATTCAAAACGGGGGAGACTCGTTCTAATGGCGACAACCAAAAACGTCAAGCGAACCCCTAGCGGGCGATTGCAGTATAGAGGGGAAACGTTCAGTGGCTATAACAAACCCAAGCGCACACCTAACGGACCCAAAAAGTCTGCCGTCCTCGCAAAGAAGGGTGACCAAGTTAAACTTGTCCGCTTTGGCGACCCTAATATGTCAATTAAAAAAGACCAACCCGCTCGACGCAAAAACTTCCGAGCTCGTCACAACTGTGATACGGCAAAGGACAAATTCAGCGCCAGATACTGGTCCTGTAAAGCGTGGTAATGGGGTGGTGTTCATGGCAGATAAGACAATACACGAGCTCGAGGTCGAGTTCACTGAATGGAAAACCCAGCAAAAGCATATAGTTGAAAAAGTGGACCAGTTACACAGCGATATGAGCGAGGTCAAAAAGGCCGTGTTTCAAGCAAAGTGGATGCTGGTAGGTGGTTTGGTCTTTGCAGGATTAATGAATAGCGATGCGTTCATTGCTATGCTAATGAGAATAGGTGGGCAATAATGCCTATCACGCGGGGACAAGAACGTAAGCAAGTGGAGGGCACCATGGGTAAGAGACGCGGTTTGTACGACAATATCAATGCGCGCAGGCGTGCTGGTACGTCGCGCCCTAAGAGCAAATCCACTATCTCGCCTGAGGCGTATGCCAACATGAAGGCGGGGTTCCCAGAGCGTAAGAAAGCCGCCAAGGGCGGTAAAATTGTCAAGGGGCCGTGTTCATAATGCCGTTTAGCAAATACAGTCCCAAGCAAAAAAAGTTGGCTCGTATAGCTGAGCCGCGCGATGCAATCACTGAAGCAGACTTTAAGGAGCTCGACATGAAGCGTATGAAGAAAATGGGTGGCGGCTACGGTCGCAAGAAAATGATGGGCGGTGGTGCAATGATGGCCCCGCGCAAGCAGATGGCGGCAGGCGGTGCAGGCCGTAAGAAAATGAAAATGGGTGGCAAGGTCGTTAAAGGGCCTTGCTCGTAAGGAGTATAGGGTATGGCGGTCTCCGGCTCTACAGACTTTGAACTCGATGTAGCTGACTACATTGAAGAGGCGTTTGAGCGTTGCGGTATTGAGGTGCGTACAGGGTACGACCTTAAGACTGCGCGGAGATCGCTTAACCTTATGCTGGCCGACTGGGCCAACCGTGGGCTAAACCGCTGGACTATCCAGCAGACTACGCTCACGTTGGTTGCAGGCACGGCAGAATACAACCTTGGCACGGATACGATTGATATCCTCAGCGCGGTTATCCGTACCAATAGTGGTACGGCAAACCAGAGCGATATCAACATTAGCCGTGTAAGCCGTGATTCGTGGATCAACATCCCTACCAAGAATACGCAGGCCCGCCCGACACAGTATTATGTGGACAGGCAGATTAACCCCGTGGTGCGCTTGTGGCCCACGCCAGATAGCGCCACGACCTACACGCTGGTGTACGATCGCCTGACCCGTATGGATGATGCCGATGCCGCGCAGAACACTATGGACATGCCGTTTAGGTTTTACCCGTGTCTTGCGGCGGGGCTGGCCTATTATATCAGCATCAAGCGTGCCCCTGAGCGCATGCAGATGCTTAAGGCTATCTACGAAGAAGAGTTTGAGCGTGCGGCGGCAGAAGACCGCGACCGCGCGAGCCTGAGTTTAACCCCCAGCAGGGATTATTATTCGTTCATATCATGAGATACGCGGTAGGTAAAAAATCACTCGCAATATGCGACCGATGCGGGCAACAGTACCCGTACCTGACCTTGCGTAAAGAATGGACGGGGTTCAAGGTGTGTCAGGAGTGCTTTGAAGTTAAGCACCCCCAGCTTGAGCCAGACCCGCCGCCGTTTGAGCCGCAGGCTTTGTACGAGCCGCGCCCTGCACGGGTTGAGCCGCAAACCGTGGTGGTGGGGCAGACGGTGTTCCCGCCGCCAGCTAATTTGTCCACGCAGGCGGTTGCCTCGGTGGGTAGCGTGGAGGTGTCGACGCCATGAGTTTTACATACGGTCAGCTTAAGCAGGCGATTCAGGATTACACGGAAAACGACGAGACCACGTTCGTCAACAACCTGCCTGTGTTTATCCGCAACGCGGAAGAGCGCATCCTTAAGAACGTACAGTTAGACTTGTTCCGCAAGAACCAGACCGCCGCGTTTAACGCGGGCGACCAATACATTGCTTGTCCGAGCGACTTTCTCGCGCCGTTTAGCTTTAGCTATGTGGATGGCAGTGGCAACAGTCAGTATATG